AGAACAAGGACAGTAACAAAAGGGCAAAGTGATTGGGAAGGCTGGGGAACAGCATTGAAGCCAGCCCATGAGCCTATAGTGCTTGCAAGGAAGCCAATATCAGAGAAATCCATAGCAGATAACGTGGTCAAGCATGGCACTGGTGCGTTGAATATTGATGAGTGCAGAGTAGACCCAACGGATGATGTATCTGGTTGGTCAAAATCTGGATCAAAGGAATCAGACAACAACTCAATGAGTGGGAAAAACTACGCAAGAGAACCGAAAGAAGATAATCCGCTTGGAAGATACCCAGCAAACGTAATACACGATGGATTGCAAGAAGAGTGGGCAAGATACTTTTATTGCCCAAAGACATCAACAGAAGAGCGTAACACTGGACTAATCGGCAGAGAGGCTGGTCAATATAGTTGTGATGGCAGAAATAAACAAATTGAAAACCCGTATCAACGTAATCAATCAGTGGCGCGAAATACTCATCCCACAGTCAAGCCCGTAGAGCTTATGAGATATTTATGCAGGCTTGTGACACCCAAGGGGGGAACCGTTCTTGATCCATTCATGGGCAGTGGGTCAACAGGACTGGCCGCAAAGACAGAATGCATGGAGTTTATCGGCATAGAACGGGAGCAAGAATATTTTGACATAGCCACAGATAGAATTAACAAAACATGGGTACAGCCAAATATGTTTTGAACTCAAACAGGAAAAGGGGCCGTATCTTAGCTAAGATATCTTAGCTAGATATCTCATACCGTTTTATATTTTTTAAGATTCATCTTAGCTATCTTAGCTAAGATAGCGTTAACACCGAAGGTGATTTTATCGATGCTTGAAAATCCGTCAACCCCAAAAATAGACCCATCAACAATTCGTTCTGTGGTTGAGCGCACAGCAAAGCGCACTAATCCACGTTACAAGCAAGCTGTTGAGCGGCGCAAAGTAAATAGTTGGGGCGATAGACAGGCAAAGGTGTTTAGGCAAATGCGAAAGCAAATGTCTGTTGAGCGTTATAAAGAGGTGCAGCAAGCCTATTTCGAGAGCCACCTTTTTCAGCAACGCAAGTTTATAGAGGGGATGGAGAAAGCCTACCATGAACGTGAACGCACTGCATGACTTGTTCTTAGGAGCAGCAGAGACAGACAGACGCTTACCGCCAGCCACACGCAAAGCAAAGCTGGCAGCATGGCCTGAAGTGGTTAAGGATTGGCATGGGTATGGCTGGACGCAGATAGGTGAGACAGTCTTGCGGCCTACAGCCAGGCAGATAAGCGAGTATGATGAAGCCTTGCGGCTGACTACAGTAATGCCAGAAGATGACCGTAAGCTGGTCTGGGCGGTTGCACACAGCGCAGCGTTTAAAGCTAGGGGCGCACCCTGGACAAAACTAGCCAGGATTATGGGGTTAGGCATGGATGGCAGGGCTGTGAAGCGGCGTTATATGGATGCACTTGTTCGGTTGCACTATCAACTTTAATGCAACAAATATTGATTTTTTACATCAAGGGGGTTGCGAAGTGCGCGAAATCGTGTATCATTTTTCTAAGATGTGGGGGCAAACCGCTCACATCGCACAATATGTAGATATCATCCGAAATGTCCTAACCTAAGCAACCGTCATCGCCAGCGCAATGATGGCCTTTGTGTTGGGGCATTTCACTCTTCACAGGATAGTTATGCGTAAGTATCAACCAGCCCAGGTAGATTGGGATGAGATAAAGCAGCGTGTGGTTCATGGCGAGAACTTCACAGCAGTAGCGCGTGACTATGAAGTGAGCCGTCAGGCTATACAGAAGCGGTGCAAGAAAGAGGGCTGGGTTGCAGATAAGCCTATCACGACAGCGGTAAGGCGTCAGTTGCACAAGCGCAACCAGGCTATGCAACCAGTTGCAGAAGTGCAACCAGTGCAACCAAGCACAGATGTGCAACCGATAGCGCAGAGTGCAACCGTGGCTGTTAGGGAAGATAAGAAGTCAGCAGTGCTTGGCCTGCTTGCAGATGGAGTGCCTAAGCTACATGCGGCACAAGCTGTGGGAGTGCATGAGAACACGCTGACTAGATGGTTGAATGATGACAGTGAGTTTGGTGAAAAGGCACGCGCGGCTGAAAGCGCGGCTGTGGCTCTCAGGGTGCAGCGGATTGGCAGGGCAGGCGAAAAGGACTGGCGAGCCGATAGCTGGTATTTAGAGCGCACACAACGCGCCACGTTTGGCTCTGATGCTCATAAAAGTGGTGGGGTGGCAGTACAGATAAACATCGTGCGCGACGGCGATCCTGTGGTTGTGTCCAATTAAAACTGGACTAAACCTGGACTAGTAGTAACAAGTCTTACAGCAACGCAAGGCACAGCAACGGTTTGCTGGCTCTGTGTTACCGCCTTTTAGTGGCGGGTCACGATTCATCTGGCCCCCTGGCCGACACCCCCAGCCCCTGGGCTGGCGGCAGACGAAGCCGATATATAAACACGCCCGTCTATACAAAATTACAGGATGTCAGGTTGCATGGCTGAAAGACCGCTTGGATTTGCTCGCCGCATGATGGCGCAGCAGCTTATGACAGATGCGCTAGGCAACGAGTTTAGTGATAGCCCGTTCTTTGCTGGCAAGGTGCGCCCGTCTGTGCGTGATGTAGAGCAGCCAAACTTTGCTGAAGGTTTAGGCGATGCCATGCTAGGCCGCAATAAAGTAGACAGTTTCATGTTTTTGCCTATTGGCACAACGCCAGAGGGCAACGTAGTGCCAGCGGTTCCAGGCATGGTTCAAGGGGCTGCAAAGGGTCTGGTTGATGCTTATCAGACAGGCAAGAAGGTTTTGCAGGGTGATCCCAGGTTTAACCCACAGTTCGGGCCGTTACCGCAATCTGCTGCCGATGAGCTTGCAAATGTTGGCATGTCTACAGCAGGCATGGGTCTAACAGGTGCTAATTTGTTGCGTCAGAGCATCCCAGAGGGTGCTATTGGCATATTTGCTGGTAAGTCAGCCGCTACGTTTCCTCGTAAGGGTGAAAATTTACAGGCTCGACAACAGGTTATTGAAGAGCAACAAAAATTAATTAAGGAGTATGACGGCGTTAACTTTGAGCTTACCAAGGGGCGCATGAGCCTGGGCGATGAGCGTACAGAAGAGCTTGCAGCCAGAAAAAGGGCTCTTATGGATCAGATGGATGCGAATACATCCAAAGTTGGGGAGTTACAAAAACAGGCTGACGCAGAACTCGAAGCTAAGTTTGCTGGCACGGACGAGCGCACCATCTTCAGAATGACGCAGGATGATGAAGGCAAAGGCGGCTTGTTTAAAATGCCTGACAATCAGTTTAGGTTTGAGATTGATGACAGGCCAGCAACCGTTAAGTTAGACATTGACGATGACGCTGATGCGCTGTTTAGCGAAATAACAGGCGATGCTTTAGAACGTGCGTTGCCCAGGACAGAAGCTGGTGTAACAAAACCGCTTGCTGATTTTTTAGACCACCCAGAGTTGTTTAAGGCATACCCACAGCTTAAAAGCTACCCTGTTAAAATAAAGTTTGACACCAATGATGCAAGTAGAGGTTCTTTCAATCCGCGCACAAAGCAAATAACCATCAACCTTGCTGACATGCGTCCAATTATGGGCGGGATTTCAACCAAGGGCAGGGCGTTGAAACGAAACATAAAATCAACATTGGTGCATGAAATACAACATGCTGTTCAAGAGATTGAGGGTTTTGCCAGGGGTTCAAACCCAAATGTCTCAAATGCAGACGTTGCGGTAGTTCAGGCCGTAAGGTCAAAAAAGAAAATAATAGCAAACAACCAGGTTGGTTATAATACCTACAACACTGCCAGAGCAGATTTAGTTAACTTGGGCGGTGCAGAGCGCATAAAATATTATGAGCAAAAATCGCTTCTTGACAGCCACCAACCACGTTTATTGTTCAACCAGGCGAACTGGTACAAATACGGCGATGACATAAGGCGTGAAATCCGTGAAGAGTTGGGTATTGAATACAATAAGCGCAAAAGCCCGAAGCGGGAATTGTGGATTTCAACAGCTTTTGCAAAGCTAGCTCAAAAAGAACGAGACGCTATGCCAGCATCTGCACGGCTTGCAGATACCTTGAGCATGAAAGAGATAAAAAGCCAATACGGCAAGGCCAGTCGCCTTGCTGACAAAAACTATGAGGCATTTGCACAGTTTCGCAACGCAAGAAGTAGTTTAGACCAAATCGAGGCAAGCGGCAGATATTCTGGCAATAATCCAAACAAACAGATGAATATTTATTTGGATTCGCTTGGCGAGGTTGAGGCAAGAGGTGTGCAGGCAAGGGCGTTCGGCCCTGAAAAATATGGTTTCACACGGTCTTACTTCCCGCCTGACCAGTTTATAGATCAAATGGACACCCCGCCGCCATTTGGATTGGAAAACACCTTGAGGCAGCAGGGCGGGTTTTTTAAAGACTAATGGCCCAGAAAACCATAAAACTTGAGTACACGCCGCAACCAAAGCAGGCGTTGCTGCATAAATGCAAGGCAAAGCAGGTTTTGTTCGGTGGTGCGGCTGGCGGTGGTAAAAGCCACGCTGGACGCTGGGATATCATTGGGTTCTGCCTTGAAAACCCTGGTCTGCAAGCGTTTATCTTCAGACGCAGCCTGCCAGAACTGGATGCAAACCACATACAACCTTTGAAGCGTGAACTACCGCAAGAGTTAGGCAGTTTTAACGAGACACGCAAACGATATGAGTTTTTCAATGGCAGTTCTATACAGTTTCAGTATCTCGAAAGGG